TGCTAATATGTAAAAGAGGAAATATATTTTTCTTACTAATATCAACGTCCTCAAAATCTCCTTGTGTTATTGTGTTAATAAAATAATCCTGCTCGGCTAGAGTCTTAATGTATCGTAAAATTTCGCTATATCCGTTCATACTAGTAAAACGATAACATTGCTAATATGTAACAAAAGCAAAAACCCTACTCAATGAATAGGGTTGTATTAGTATTATTACGTTTTGTCTTTGCATAATAAAAAAAGCATTTTTAAAACTTGCTTAGGTTTGTTTTATTATTCGTGAATAATTCCTAATGCTTTTAGTTCTTTACATACATCAATATATTGCTGTTGTCTTATTTCATAAGAAGCTAAATGTATTTTTCTTCCGTTTGAATCTCCAATACTTTTAAAGTATAAATCTTGCTCATTATGATATTGTGCAGCATTATAAACTCTATCTGCTTTTTGCAAAAGAATTTCAACATTACTTCTTCTTTCAAAAACTTGAAAAGAAGCAAACTGCATACATCCACCAGCATTTAAATATTGCTTATAGCCAACCTTGTTAGCTTTAAAACTTAACGGAGAAACAACTAAATCAATCATAACAAAAAAGATAAAGGATAAGATTAATTTCTTATCTGGTGTAAAGATACAACCAACATTTGAATAAACAATACTTTATTTAAAAAACTTTTAATTTATTTTACAATTCGGTTATTTGCTTACCGTTAGATTTATTTTGCGCGCTTATGATTGCTTTATTTTCCACGACCTCGCAACTTAAAAATAATAAACATTTATGCAAACTTAGTTGAGTTACTTTGTCGATCGCAAAGATGTCGTCTTTAGCTAACTTTTTAATAGTAGGGTACCAACCCCAATCTTTAAAGTAATTCGCCATATCCTCTCCCTCGCTTATTCCGCGCTCAAATATCTCAGGGTATAATCCTCTAACTCGCTCGCTAAATTCAAAAAAAAAACCAGCGCACCATTAGCAATATTTAAAGGCATCGATTTCATTCGCTCGGCATATTCCGCAGTACCTTTATAGCTTTCGATTTCATACCTACCGTGTGCTTTGTTTCGTATTGGTCGGAATAGTATAGCCATTAGATTATGTAAATCATTTTGGCTTGTTTGGTATTTCTCTAGGTCTGCAAACTCTCCTAAACTAATTTCTTCAAAGTCGTTTATAAAGCCAAATTCTAAACCGTCTAATTTAAATGTAGACTCAAAAGAAACCGCTGTATTTAACGCAATGTCTACTTGCTTACTGATACGCTCAAAATCAATAGCTTTTACAGTAACTAAATCCTTATAAGGTATGTTCGTAAATATTGATACTTTACGTTTGTTAAAATTCATAATATCTAAGTCGCGCTCTAGTAATTCCATATACTTCTGGAACTGCCCTAATGTAACCTCGCTAATATTTTCTGGTATGTTTATTTTCATAATTATCTTATATCGAATTTTCCTCTATGTGGGTTACTTAAATGAAAAAATACATTGTATCTTATTGCGTCGATTGCGTGATTCCAATTATCCACAAACAAACTACTTGCTTTGTCGCTGTATACGTAGTTATTCAATTCCTTAGCGACGTTAACGCTTTCTTTATCTATTATTAATTGATAGTCGCGCATTAACTCAATACCAGCCTTAATGCTTCCAGCACCTTTTTCGGTTGCTTGTATGTTAAATCCGTATCGTTGTATTTCTTCTATTAATCTAGGCTCCGCACTATCTGCAATTATCAATTCTTTGCCAGATACATTTTGTTTGTATATTATTGCCAACTCGCTTGTAGTTAACTTTGGCTTGTATAACAATTCTTTAACGTATATTATTTTTAACTTTCTGTCTATTGCTACTTTAACCAATGTGCTAGGATCAATACTAAATCCAAAATCCGCACCAAATGAATAAGGTAGTGTATTGTCAAACTCTCCAAACTTCCAATTTGTAAATACAACGCCTTCCGCTTTGTCTAGCCAACCGCCTAGTATTTGATGCTCGTACTTCTTAGGGTTGTTTTCTTTGATTAATTCTATTTCATTAATAAAATCTACATTAAGATTATCTAAGTTGTTTAGGTACGTTGTATGTATGTAGGTAGTGTTGCCTTTAACGCCGTTAAATCCTTCCGTTACTCCAGCCTCTTCAAAGAACTTTCTATAAATCCAATGCTCTTTTGTTGCTGGGTTTAATATAAGTATAATTCTATTTTGTTTATTCTTAATTCTAATAGATAGGTTTATCTTATCAAAAGTGCTTTCATCTGTCAACTCCTCCGCTTCATCTAGTACCCAAGTGGTAACACCTGTAATTGATTTAAGGTTTGCGGTTTGGTCGCCCGAACTTGTTTTAATACCTCTAAAAATTATTTCGCTATTCGTTTGCTTATTCTTTATTTCGGTTTTGTTTACATCAAACGCGTTATTCATTTCAAGTAAGTCTATTTTTTCCTGAAACTCTGGTATAACTGACAAGTGTGCAGAAGTCATTGTTTGTCTGGTGTATAAAATCTTATGCCCTGATTCAAATGATAATAGACTTGTAAACCTACCTACTTCAAATGACTTGCCAGAACCACGCCCACCAGTAATAACAAAGTATCTAGTATCGTTACTTAAACTATTCCAAATCGGTTTTTGTTTGGCTATCATATAAATCCTTTATACTAAAATTATTAACCTCGTGAGTATTGTGTTGGTCTATTACTTGCTTAGGCATACCAAAGTTATACTGAAAGAATAATTTAACCGCCCAATCTTTGCCATCTTCTAACGCTGATTGTAGTGCAGCAAATGCCAAAGGTTCAAGTGGTGTTAATTTTTCAATTAAACTTTGTTCTTCTGCTTTGCTCTTGCGCCCTGCGTTCTCTCTTGCTCCTCCAGCCTTACCCATTTTGATATATTTTGATTATTCAATTAATTGATACTTATATTTAATTCCTCTCTAGTTACAAAAAAGTCTTTACAAAAATAAATTTGTCCTTTAGGCATTAAAATATGTTTAAACACTCTATTGCCTTTGTATTCCTTTTTATTGAATTTTGAATCATTAGTTAAAAGAAAACAATCTAAATCTAATCCTTTAGAATCTAATATCATTTTATCAAAGGCTTTTGTTGTTTCTTTAACTGTCATAATTTTTATTTTTATTTGTTTGCATACGGTGTAGGAATCGAACCTACCCACTCGGTTTTGGAGACCAAGTCGCCTACCTTGGGACATTACCGCATATTTAATTCATACAAAAACTACACATTAATAACGACGAATATTTCATATTGTAACTTATTGGTAGAAAGTATTGCCTAAACGCGCTCTTATGTATTCTTAGTTTCAAGGCTTTTTATTTGCTTTTATCTTTGCTTTCTTTTCTATTCTACTAACGGTCATAAAATTTATCTTATAGCGTCTTTCTATTTCCCTAAGTGAGTTATCGTATCTAAGTATTAATATCTTACGCTCTTTCCAAGTTAAGCAATCGGGAACTTTATAAATAGTATCTTGTTCTTCTTCTTCTGCTGCTAGGTTTGCACTTAATTCACAATGCATTCTTTTATTTTGTGCCTTTAACCAATCTAACCAAACAGACTTCAATGTAAAGTAAATATAAAAATCGTTTAGTTCTTTGTCGTAGTCTTTTAATTTTAAATACATTTCACTTACTATGTCATCAGCTAAGAATTGGTCTTTGCAAATACCTCTGGCCATCTTCACCCACAAATCGTGTTTTAAACAAAGAATTTCTAACATAGTAATAAAATTAAGTTATACAAATATAAGTTAATAATCTTATTATGTTAGAAATATGATTTTATAGTTTGCTTATTTCTTCTAAAACTTCAATATAGTAAACCCTTTTATTAAATTCTTCTTGTGTGTTATTAATGTAAGGTATTGTTTCTAAAATTTCTTTTACCGCTAGTAACGCGCATTGCTTTGCATTATGCATTTCTTGCATTAATTGATAAGAGCCAATTTCTCTTTGGTCGTGATATGCAAGCGGTCTAAATTTATCAAATAAATACTTTGCTTTTTCTTTTGCTGTCATAGTTAGATTATTTCAAATTTATATCCAATAATATCTTCTGCTTGTTGTTGTGTTAGTTTTATTTTTCTATTATCAAACTCAATATGTTTTTTATCCTCAAAGTAATGTTCACAAGAAAATGCCCAATCTTCATTTTCAAACTCGCTACCCTTTAGTAATTCTTTTACCGTTTGCTTTAATGGTTCTTTGTAAGAAACTATTTCCGCGTAGCCAAATTCTCTATGATATAAAAAATACTGATTTTCGTGAAAATATTCTCCTTTTGATTCAATAACAATTCCTTTATATTCAAAAACCACTTTACTCCAACAACTCTTAACTTCTTTTGCGTTCTTGAAATGCTGTTCAACTTCTTCTAAAGTTGGTTCTTTGTAACTAAGTATTTCTGCAAAATCACATTCATCTACAATTTTTATATTGTTTACTGAAATTTCTGCGTCTATCCAATAACCGCCACGCCATTCGTGAATATCTCTATATATTTTAATCTTAGTTAGGTCGTAAATTCTATCGCTAGATAAACATTTAACTTGTTTAGCGTTTTTAAAATGTTCTTTGACTTCTTCTAAAGTTGGTGTTTTCATAATTTTATTTTTAAGTTTAATTTTTCAATCCAGTTTGCATAATCTTTTCTAAAGTTTAATATCGCTTTTATCATAATTGGTCAAGAGTTAAAAAGTTTAGTTTGCTTTGTAGTATTGTTGTTTGCCTTGTTACGTAAACAATATCGTGGCTTGTTATAAAAGGATTATTTTTGTAAAGTCTTATTTCGTTTACTTGGTTATCGTTGT